AAAGGCAGCAAATGGCTAGTTAAAGCTGCACGGCCGGCAGCACCCCACGGCTTGTCTGGCGTTGACGTGCTGATTGGTGACGAATTGTGGGGCCTTGATTCAGACACTTTGGACATCGGTTTTATACCTACGCAACGCGCTATTGCTAACCCTTTGGCAATGTTTTACAGCACAGCCGGCACCGAATCCAGCGTTGCCATGTTGCGTTGGCGTGAAGCCGCATTGCGTGGCATTGACACAGGCGACGACACAGGCATCTATTTGGCGGAATGGTCGCCACCACCTGAACTAGACCCAATGACGGCAGCAGCCTGGGCGTATGCCAACCCAGCACTAGGTCACACCATCAGCGTTGACACACTTGAGGCGGAATCCCATGCCCCTAACAGGTCAGCCTTCTTACGCTCATCGGTGAACGTGTGGGTGCAAACAGATCAGTCGTGGCTGCCGCCAGGGTTGTTTCAAGAGCTACGCACCAGCAACCCGCCATTACCTGGCGGCGTACTGGCAGTCGAGGTCAGCATGGATGACGGCCGCTACGTAGGGGTTCGTTGCAACACAAACACCGATGACAACATGACCGTCACTGTTGCTTTTCAGGTTGACACCATCCAGGCGTGTTGGCAGGCCATTGACCAACAAATGGCACTTAATCCGACAGTCGTATTAGCCATCACACCAACCCTTGACGTGTCATGCCCAACCCATTTACAACGCCGACGCATCATTGTTGGCTACCAAGAAATCTGCCGATGGACAGCCGTAGTACGACAAATGCTCAACGAGAAACGGCTATGGCACACAGGCGAAACCATGCTCGCTGAACACGTCGGCCGTGCAGTAGCAGTACGCACCACAGGCGCCATCGCATTGTCATCAACTAAATCGCCCGGGCCGATCGAGTTAGCACGCTGCCTAGTGTGGGCTGCTGGCATTAGTAGCCGCCCAGCACCAGCAGTCAGACGGGCCACAGTTGGCACCGCAAGACAACAGCGCGTTGCCTAGTATTGCGTCATGGGTATTTTTACGCGCAAAGAAACAATGCCATCAGTCAAAGCTGCCGCAGGTGCCGCAGGCAATCCACTTGTCGGCAACTTCATCAACTACACAACAGGATTTGACCGCAGCACCGCGCTACGAAACCCAACCATTAGTCGAGCACGCGACCTGATTTGCGGCATGATTGGCTGCCTAGAAATTACGCAATACGGCCGGCAATGGGATGGCGAGGATTACGAATACATCAACCTGCCGCCCGACGCATGGTTTCAGAATCCTGACCCAAACGTGACACGCAACTTCATAATGAGTTTTTGTGCCGACGACCTCATGTTCTATGGGCGGGCCTTTTGGGTAGTGACCGAACGCAACGCCGCAGGATTCCCCAGCGCCTTTACGTGGATTCCGGCCGCGGATGTGACCACTTTTGACCAGGCCGGGCCACAATGGTGGGGGCCTTCATCACAAATCTATTTTCAGGGCATACAACTAGACACCAAAGACGTCGTGCAATTTTTGTCGCCAATCCCAGCGTTGCTGTTCACTGGATCACGCGCAATCAACACCGCAACACGCCTAGACGCTGCAGCTGAACGATTTGCCACAATGGAAGTGCCAGCCGGTTACCTGAAACAAACAGGCGGCGAACCAATGAGCGGCCAAGAATTAGCCGACCTAGCAGCAGCCTGGTCAGAAGCACGATTGACCAGCAGCGTTGCCGCACTCAACGAATACGTCGAGTGGAAAGAATCAAACATTGACCCAAGCAAAATGGAACTGGTAAGCGCACGCACCTACCAAGCACTTGAACTGTCACGTGTCGCAAACATCCCGCCATACTTAGTTGGCGCACCAGCAGGCAGCGGCATGACCTACCAAAACGCACAACAAGCACGCCAAGACCTTTACCTATTTGGCGCCAAACCATACATTGACTGCATAGAACAAACGCTGTCACTAAACCACATCACACCGCGCGGCCGCTACATCGAACTTGACGTTGACTCATACTTGTATGACAACGACATGTCAGGCCAGCCGGTTGCGCTGCCCGCGCCGGCTGGCTCTGGCAGCTCAGTCACCCCAGGCACACCAATTGCCGACTAATACACAAAACAAGGCAACACCATGACCTACGCTGGAAACATGATCTACCTAACGACCAGCAAAGTAGCAATCGCCGCAGCTGAAGGCGACACACCATCACGCATTATTGAAGGCGTAGCAGTGCCGTACAACGTCATTGCCACAGTAAGCGGCGGCGAACAAGTCATGTTTCTACCCGGCAGCCTGCCCATTGACGGCAAAGCCCCACGCCTACTTGAGCAACACGACGGCAGCAAAATCATTGGAATCGTGACCGCCCGCATGGATGACGAAGAAGAAATGCGCTATGCCGCACGCATCAGCGCCACCAAACAAGGCGATGACGTCATTGAACTCATCAAAGACGGCGCCCTAGACAGCGTGTCGGTTGGTGTTGACCCGATTGACGCCGAATACAACGACGCAGGCGTACTTGTCATTAGCAAGGCGGCCTGGCGTGAACTGTCAATCGTGGCCGAGCCTGCATTTGAGGGTGCCACCATTGACAGCATTGCGGCTGCTAAGGTAAAAATTAACGAAAGCGAGAAACCTATGTCTGATCCAATCGAGCAAGTAGAAACCCCAGCCGCAGCACCAAAAACGCCGATTTGGGCTGAGGCACGCAAAGCGCCATCGCGTTTGCCATCAATGTCGGAATACGTGTCTGCATACGTGCAAGGCGGCGACAAGTTTGCAGCCGTCAATCGCATGGTCGCAGATCATCAGGCGTACCACAACCCGATTGCTGCAGCCGCAGGCGACATCATCACGACCGACACACCTGGCTTGCTGCCAGTACCAGTTGTCGGCCCGGTGTACAACAACATCAACTACTTGCGACCAGTGGTCAGCAACGTCGGTGTGCGCGCAATGCCATTAGGTGCAGGCAAAACGTTTAACCGCCCAGAAATCACCACGCACACATCAGTAGCGCAACAGACAACGGAATTGACCACGCTTAGCTCAACCACGCTTGTCGTGTCAAGCAACATTGTCACCCGATTGGTTTTCGGTGGCACGGTTTTGGTGTCCGAAGCCGACGTTGACTGGACAGACCCCGCAAGCATTGACATCATTTTGCAAGACCTCGCCGGACAATACGCAGACGCAACCGACAACTACGCAGCCGACCAAATGTACTCAGGTTCCACGAATCAAGGCACCTGGGTTGGAACAGCCGCAACAATCTTGTCGGAGATCTACACAGCCGCACAACTCATCAGCGCATCAACCAACGTGTTGCCAACGCACTTGTTCGTTGACCCTGAAATGTGGGCAAAAATTGGCAGTCTTGTTGACAACGACAACCGACCACTGTTCCCAAGCGTTGCACCATTTAACGCATCATCTGCGTCGTATGCGGCATCAAACTGGAACGGCAACCCACTTGGCTTGACGCTTGTTGTAGACAAAAACTTTGCTGCAAAAACCGCCATCGTCGGTTGCGCTGCAGGCCCATTTGCCGGCTTTGAGATTTACGAAAACCAACGCGGCCTGATTGCAATTGACAAGCCTGAAGTGTTAGGCCGTCAAATCTCATTCCGCGGCTACTTCGCCACACTCATGATCGACGGCACCAAGTTCCGTCGTTTCACCTACGCCTAGTCACTAGGTTGGTGGCATGGCCACCTACACAACGACCCACGCGCAAATCACCGACAACGTAGGCGTCATTGCCACGCTCACAAACAACCCCATCGAGGTTGGCAACAGCATCACGTTGTCAGGCTTTACTGGCACGCTCACAACGCTGAACGCAACTTTTGTTGTCACTGCCATACCTAAATACTTGTTTATGGGCGTGGATAATCAGGGCGATTACGTGTACGACACCAACGTGCCAATCCAGTTGCAAATTGCGTTCGCTGTCACCGACGACGATTACGACCGGGCGCCTGCAATTGGCACCGTCACGTTTACACCAACCTGCACCTGGGTGACCGTTGCCGATGTCGAGGATTGGCTTGGCTTTACCGTCACCAACCCCAGCGCCGACTTTGACTTGTTGACTATGGCCGTAGGTGCAGGCAACCAATTTGCGTACCGACGCCGCCAAGAAGCAGGCTATTTTGACTCGAGCTTGTCAACTGTGCCAAGCCTTGACGTCAAACTAGGCACCGTGATGTATTCCGGC